GTCAGAGCCAGCGGGGCAAGCCGCCGATCGGCAAGCCGGGCAAGGTGGACATCAACGCCAAGGGGCAGACGCTGAAGCGCGGCGCGCAGGTGTGGCCGGTGGGTGGCGACACGATCAAGACCACGCTGTTCGGGCGGCTGAAGCACAACGAGCGCGGGCCGGGCTACCTGCACTTCCATGCGCAGACGGGCGGGGAGTATTTCGAGCAGTTGACGGCCGAGAGGCAGGCGCTGCGGTACGTGAAGGGCTTCCCCGTGAGGGAATGGGTGAAGAAACCAAGCGCGCGTAACGAGGCGCTGGATTGCCTGGTGTATGCCTATGCGGCGGTACATCGGATGTACCAGCGATACGATCGCAGAACGATCTGGGATCAGCTGGAAACAAGGCTGCAGAAGGCAGCTGATGGAGCTGACAAGCCACGGCTAAAATCGGGCAAGGGCAGAGCGCCTTCGTTCGCAACGCAGTGGTGAGGCCGTGAACATCCCCGCGCAGATCAGGGCCGGCGACACGGTGGCGTGGCGGGATGAGGCTGCACGCGACAACCTCGGCAATGCGATCAGCGGCGCGACGCATGGGCTGACCTACTACCTGCGCACCAACCACAACCACCAAGGCGCGACGGTGGCGGGCGTGACGGTCACGGGCACCCCGGCCGGCAGCGGGTGGACGTTCACGATCGCCGCGAACACCACCAACGGCTTCGTGGCTGACCAGTGGTACTGGCAGGCGGTGGCCACCGCGACGGTGGGCGGTGCGGTGACGACACTGGGCGCCGGGCAGCTGACGGTGCTCGAGGGCCTCGACTACACGGGCCAGCCTGCGGCATTTGACGGCCGCAGCCAGGCGCAGAAAGACCTCGACGCGGTGCAGGCGGCGATCCGCTCGATCATCTCCGGCGGTGCGGTGGCCGAGTACACGATCGGCAGCCGGCGGCTGAAGAAGATGGAAATGGCCGACCTTCTGGCGCTGGAATCTAAGCTGAAGGCCGAGGTTAAGCGGGAACAAGCGGCTGCAATGGTCGCTAACGGCCTGGGTAACCCCCACAACCTGTTCGTGCGGTTCTGATGGGCATCCGATCTGCGATTTTCGGGTGGCTGCAGCGGGGCACCCCCGAGGCGACCCCAACACGGCCGACACGGCGACGGATGTATGAGGGCGCGAAGTTCTCGCGGCTGACATCGGACTGGGTGACGGGCAACACCAGCGCCGACAGCGAGATCTACGGCAGCGCGCAGAAGCTGCGGGACCGGGCACGGCAGTTGTGCCGGGATAACGACTACGCGCGGCAGGCCCTGCGCGCGATCGAGGGCAACGTGGTGGGGCAGGGCATCCCCTTCCAGGCGCAGGTGCGGATGCTGCGCGGCGGCCGGCTCGACAAGGCGATCAACGACCAGATCGAGCAGGCATGGAAGCAGTGGACGAAGGCGCGGCACTGCCACACCGGCGGCAAGCTGACGTTCGCGGATGTCGAGCGGCTGGCGATCAGGAGCGTGGCCGAGTCGGGCGAGGTGTTCATTCGCCTGGTCAAGCAGAGCTTCGGCGGCTCGGCGGTGCCGATGGCGCTCGAGGTGCTCGAGGCCGACCAGCTGGACGACGGCCTGAACGGCCGCAGCCAGCAGGGCAATGAGATCAGGATGGGCGTCGAGGTGAACCGCTGGGGCCGCCCGGTGGCGTACCACTTCCTGGCGTACCACCCCGGCGACTACCAGTTCAGCAATCAGCAGATCTCGACGCAGCGCCACCAGCGCATCCCGGCCGAGGAGGTGATCCACCTTTACCGCATGGAGCGGCCGGGCCAGACGCGCGGCGTCACGTGGATGGCTTCAGCGATCCAGCGGCTGCACCACCTGCAGGGCTACGAGCAGGCCGAGATCGTGCGGGCACGGGCCTCAAGCGCGCTGATGGGCTTCATCACCAGCCCCGAGGGCGAGCTGATGGGCGATGAGGTGCTCGACGGCGAGCGGGTGTCGAATTTCGAGCCCGGCGTGTTCAAGTATCTGGCCCCCGGCGAGAGCGTGACGGTGCCCCAGCTCGACGCGCCGGATGGGCAGTTTGAGCCTTTCCTGCGGGCGATGCTGCGGGCGATGGCGGCCGGCATCGGCTGCTCCTACGAGACCGTCAGCCGCGATTTCAGCCAGACGAACTACAGCAGCTCGAGGCTCAGCCTGCTCGAGGACCGCGACCACTGGCGCATCCTGCAGAACTGGATGATCGAGAACCTGCACCAGCGGGTCTTCGATGCGTGGCTGGACATGGCCGTGCTGAGCGGCGCGCTGCCGCTGCAGAACTACGAGCTCGGCGCCGATCGCTACAAGGCGGTGCGGTGGATGCCGCGCGGCTGGGCATGGGTGGACCCCTCCAAGGAGGTGGAGGCCTATGCGATGGCGGTGCGCAACGGCTTCAAGACACTGGCCGAGGTGGTGGCCGAGCAGGGCGGCGACCTTGAGGAGCTGATGCAGGCGCGCCGGCAGGAGCTGGACGTGGCCGAGGAGCTCGACCTGAAATTTGACACCGACCCGGCGAACGACCCCGAGCCCGCGCAGCCTGGTGCGGCTCCGGCCGCCGATAATGTGACCGATAACCCGGACGATGGTGATGGATCTATCGCGTGACATGGAGGGACAGCTTCTGAAGCGCGCCGAGGTTGCTGACTTCCAGGTCAGCGACGATGAGCGGGTGATGGAGTTTCCCTTCTCCTCCGAGTTCCCCGTGGCCCGTTACTTCGGCAACGAAGTGCTGAGCCACGATCGCGAGGCGGCCGACCTGGCGCGCCTCAACGATTCAGCGCCGCTGCTGTTCAACCACGACCCGAACAAGGTGGTGGGCGTGGTCGAGCGCGCGTGGATCGACGGCAAGAAAAAGCGCGGCTACGTCAGCGTGCGCTTCAGCCGGAACAGCTTCGCCCAGGAAGTGCTGGCTGATGTGAAGGACGGCGTGCTGCGAAACGTGAGCTTCGGCTATCAGATCGAAAGCATGGAGCAGCGCGGCTCTGGCGACTTCGTGGCGACTCGCTGGAGTCCCTATGAAGTGAGCGTGGTTAGCATACCTGCAGACCCAACGGTCGGCGTCGGGCGTGCTCTCGACGCTCAACCTGCGGCCCCCGCCGCAACTCCAACCCCCCAACCAGAACCTGAGGTTCCGATGGAAAACACCCCTGACATCTCAGCGGTGCGGGCTGAAGCGGCTGCCGAGGCTGCTAAGGCTGAGCGCGCTCGCATCTCCGGCATCTCTGCCCTGACTGAGAAGCACGGCATGGCTGATCTCGGCCGCCAGCTGATCGACGGCGGCCGCAGCCTCGATGAGGCCCGCGCTGCTGTGCTCGAGAAGATCGGCGCCAAGGTGGAGCCCGTGGCTGAGAAAGCATCCGACGTTGGCATGACCGAGAAGGAGGTGCGCAGCTTCTCCTTCCAGCGCGCCATCAACGCTCTCGCCAACCCCGGCGACCGCAAGCTGCAGGAAGCTGCTGCTTTCGAGCGTGAGTGCTCCGAGGCTGCCGCTGCCAAGGCCGGCAAGACCGCGCAGGGCATCATGGTGCCCAACGAGGTGCTGCGCCGCGACCTGACCGTGGCCTCCGCCTCCTCCGCCGGTGACCTGGTGGGCGTGGACTTCCGCCCCGGTTCGTTCATCGAGCTGCTGCGCAACCGCTCGGCCCTTGCTGGCCTCGGCGTTGCCTCCCTGACCGGCCTCTCCGGCAACGTGGCGATCCCCCGCCAGACCGGCGCTGCCACCGCCTACTGGGTGGCTGAGAGCGGCTCTCCCACCGAGAGCAACCAGACGGTGGATCAGGTGAACCTGAGCCCCAAGACCGTGGGCGCCTTCACCGACTACAGCCGCAAGCTGATGCTGCAGTCCAGCATCGACGTGGAGCAGATGATCCGCCAGGATCTCGCCACCGTGCTGGCGCTTGAGATCGACCGGGTGGGCCTCTACGGCCTCGGCAACAGCAACCAGCCTCTGGGCATCAAGCTGACCACCGGCATCAACACCGTGGACTTCGGCGCTGCCACCCCCACCTACGCCGAGGTGGTGGACATGGAGAGCCAGATCGCGGCCGATAACGCCGACATCGGCGCCATGGCCTACCTGATGAACGCCTCCATGCGCGGCGCTCTGAAGACCAAGGACAAGGGCACCGATACCGGCGCCTACGTGTTTGAGCCCGGCGGCACCGTCAACGGCTACAGCGCGATCGTCAGCAACCAGGTGGCCAGCGGCGACGTGTTCTTCGCCGTGTGGTCGCAGCTGATCATGGCGATGTGGTCCGGTCTGGATCTCACCGTGGATCCCTACACCCACAGCACCAGCGGCACCGTGCGCGTGGTGGCTCTGCAGGATGTGGACTTTGCCGTCCGTCATCCCGAGGGCTTCTGCCGCGGTAACAACACCCTCTGATCTGATGGAGGCGGGGCGGCCTGAGGGCTGCCCCTGAACACCATGGACATCCAGATCCTGAGAACAACGATGGCAGGCGGCGCGCTCGTAAGGGCCGGCGCAACGATCACGGCCAGCGTGGCCGATGCTCGACTGCTGATCGGTATGGGCAAGGCGATCGCGGCCACCGTCGCGGCAGGCCTCGCCCCGGAACCTGAGGAGCCAGCCGCTCCCAAACGCAAACCCCGCGCAAAGGTAACCACCGATGGCGATCAAACAGCAGACGCTTGAAAAGCTGCAGCACTTCCCGCTGCACCCCGTGGCGAGTGAGACCGCGACCTTCACCGGCGCAACCACCAACATCGCCGACCTGAAGGACTTCGACGGCGACATCCAGATCATCCTCGACGCTGGCGCTGCCGGCGGCTCGGGCACGATGACCGGCAAGATTCAGACCAGCGACACCACCACCTCCGGCGACTTCTCCGATGTCACCGGTGGCGGCTTCACCGCCGTGGCGCAGGCTGCTTCCAAGCAGGTGATCACCCTGAACCGCGACGAGCTGAAGCGCTACATCCGTTTCGTCGGCACCATCGCCTCCAGCGGCACCACCGTCTACTCCGTGCAGGGCTACGGCCTGAAGAAGTACGGCTGATGGCGCTCACCGAGTATCTAAACCTGTTCCTCGACGATTTCGGCGTCAGCTGCACGGCTGGCGCCGTTTCGGCATTGGGCATCCTCGACATGCCCAGCCAGATCATCTCTGGAGACATGGTGCTGAGCACCGACTACTCGCTGACCGCACGTGCGGCGGATTTCGGCGGCCTGAAATACGGCGATGCGATCACGGTGGCTGGCGTGGCCTACACGGTGCGCGAGACGCGGCTGATCGACGATGGCGCCTTCGTTGAAATCGGACTGCAGAAGGTATGACCACCAAGCGCGAGACGATCCTGGCCGCGGTCCGCACCGCACTCACGGGCACCACTGGCGTGAGCACGCGGATCTACCGCAGCCGCGTGGAGCCGGTGAGCCGTGCCGAAAGCCCGGCGCTGGTGGTGGAGCCGCTGAGCGACACAGCGGCGCAGAACACAGCGCTGCCGACGCTCGACTGGTCGATGATCGTGCGCATCACCGTGATCGTGCGCGGCGCGGTGCCTGATCAGCTCGCTGATCCGATCATCGAAAGCCTGCACAGCAAGGTGATGGCCGACCTGACGCTCGGCGGCTACGCAATCGATGTGCAGCCGATCGGTGTCACCTTCAACTTCACAGAAGCGGACGGCGCGGCTGGAG